ATGAATAGCTACAAAGACCACTCACCAACGGAAAACAGAGATGCCCCCTTCGCGTTAAATGATGTGACGCCCTTTGAGACGGTAGAGGATGTCTGGTTCTGGTTTATCGCTGCACAAGAAGCAAAAAATGATGGGGCTAAGTTTATTTCTGGTGCGGGGCTGTATAAACGCCCATGCGAGCCAGTTGATATTTTAAAGATTCTTGATCGTCTGTATCGCAATCGCATCCTAAAGCGAGAGCATCTATTGGTGTTGCGGCATTATGGTCGCCGTAAAATGTCGCCCGATCAATTCCGAAGCCGAGAAAAGCGCGCTTATCATTTATGGCATGAAGCTATGCAGCATCTTGAAGATGCGTTTGCGGCTAAAGGAATTATTGAAACAAGTCATCGTGAGGAAGGTGAGGATTTCGATTTTACATCCTATATCACGCAAGCGATAGATGCACAGGCTAATATGAGCGCTGGTTCGGTGCAGTAATGTCGAAACTTCATTCCTATAAAAAGACCAGAGCATGGGTCGTGTTTTCTAAAGAAGCTGACTTGCCGTGGCTTAAATTGTTAAGGCGTGGATTTCGCCACTGTTTTGTTGTCTTAAAGCATAAGCAAACATGGATCACCTTAGATCCGTTATCCGGTCATATGGAGGTGTCTATTCACGATCTTCCAATCGAGTATGACCTACCGTTATGGCTAAAAAATCAAGGCTATACGGTTATGCCCGCAGATATAACGCAAAGAGATAAGCAAGCGCCTTGTATGCCCTTTAGCTGCGTGGAGGCGGTAAAACGCGTTTTGGGAATTCACAGCTACGCCATATGGACACCTTGGCAGCTTTATAAATTCTTGCGCCAACAACAGAGCGTAAAAACCTTTCAACCTCAATCACTAAATTTAAAAGGAGACTTCGCATGGGAAGCTTAACATCAGGCCCTTCAGCGCCTTCGACACCAAGCCCGCAAATTGTATATGTGCCGCAAACAATCTCAACTTCGCCAGTCACATCAAGCCTAACGAGCACAGCAACGAGCGGTGCGGCAACAACAGGTAGTGTAGCGAGTTCAGATAGCACAGCCACCAATACGGATGCCGTTATCAATGAAACAACGGAGCAGAGCCTTCTAAGCCGAGATCGTAGCCGCTTTGGAACAATCACAACCAGTTTTCGCGGGCTTTTAGGCTTAGGTGAGCAGGCACAAGCCGCTCCACGCAAAACATTATTGGGAGAGTAATTATGCCGACACAAATACCAGAAACAAATATCAAGCGCGATGAGCTGACAGATGCGATGCAAGGCAAGCTTGCCTATATCTTAAAACGGTTTGAAGCCGCACATAATACGCGCCAGAATTGGGAAAGCCTATGGGATGAGTGCTATGATTTTGCGCTTCCTCAACGCGGCGGTTTTACATCCGAGAACCAAACAGGGCGTGCACGAACGAATGATATTTACGATGCAACAGCAATGGATGCGGCAGATCAACTCGCGGCCAGTATGCTCGGTAATTTAACACCAACATGGTCGCAATGGTTTGGTCTAAAACCTGGTCCAGATTTAAGTGATGAGGATGCAGAGCGTCTTGCGCCTATCTTAGAAAAAGCGGCAAAGACGATCCAAGATCATTTTGATCGTTCAAATTTCGCAGTTGAAATCCATCAATGTTATCTTGATTTAATTGTTGGCGGAACGGCGAGCTTGAACTTTGAAGAATCTGCCCCTGGGAGCTTTTCAGCGTTTAAATTCTCAGCAACGCCGCTGACACATATTGTTCTAGAAGAAGGCGATAATGGGTATCTAGATGGAGCATTCCGCCAGATGCGCCTGACATTCGATCAGCTTATCTCTCGTTATCCTGATGCGGTGCTTCCAGAAACTATCATCAAACGTGCGAGCCAAAATCCGCAAGAGCGTTTCAAAGTCTTGGAATCTGTCCTGCCCGAAGGTCTGATCTATGAATATCATGCCATTTTGATGGAAGAAGAGGGCGAGCCGATGATCCTTAGCACAGGGACATTCGCGCAAAGCCCAGTCATATCATTTCGCTGGCTGAAATCCCCCGGTGAGATATATGGGCGTTCGCCAGTCATGAAAGCGCTTCCTGATATCAAGACGGCTAATAAAGTCGTGGAGTTGATCCTAAAGAACGCGTCTATCGCAGTGACAGGGATATGGCAGGCCGATGATGACGGCGTTTTGAACCCTGCAAATATAGAGCTGACACCGGGGAGCATTATCCCAAAAGCGATAGGTTCGAAAGGTTTGCAAGCGCTTGATATGCCAGGGAGGTTTGATATCTCGCAGCTTGTCCTTGATAGCTTGCAAAGCCGTATTCGACATGCCTTGCTCGCGGATCGCCTAGCCCCTGTAGCCTCGTCGAGCATGACGGCAACGGAAGTCTTAGAACGCAGTGCGCAAATGGCGTTACTGCTTGGTGCAACCTATGGGCGCTTGCAGTCAGAATTGCTAACGCCGCTGATTAAGCGTGCTTTTGCGATTTTAAAGCGTCGCGGCGAAATCCCGGACATAGAGCTAGATGGGCGTTTGGTTGTCGTTGATTACCGATCCCCGCTAGCAAGAAGCCAAGGGCAGAAGAATGTTCAAAACACATTGAGCTGGATTTCATCTGTTCTGGCCATGGGCCCTGAAGCATCCTCCGCGATTAACCTTCCAGAAGCCGCAAAGTTTTTAGGGGATGCGCTTGGTGTGCCGAGCGATCTTATCCGTAAAGATATCCCGCAGCTTGATCTCAATGAGGTTGTGGCGGCGGTGGGCGCGCTAGATGGAAATCTCTCACCTGCTCAAGATACGCAACAACCAGAAGCCCAGCAAGAAGGAGGAACAGCATAATGTTTGATATCTTAAATATCTTTAAAACCAAACCAAATTCCCCAATGACTGCGGCGGAGAAGGGGCTAACTTATGCGCAACCCGATCCCGCAAGGCATGAAATGCGCGAGATTGAGAAATCTTTTGCGCGGCTATTTGCCAGTGATGACGGGCAGCGCGTTCTAGCGCATCTGCAAATCCTGACATTTCAGCGTGCGCTTGGCCCTGGCGTAGCGAGCGAACAGCTCCGCTATATCGAAGGGCAAAGGTCACTCGTCGCAACTATTCTGCGTCTCATAGAGCGCGGACGAAGATCGCGATAATTATAACGAACCCTAAAAACATATTTTAAACCAAAGGAGAAACCACCATGACTAACCTTTTAATCGAAGAGATTGATCCGTCTGCTATGGAAGCAGTCAATGCAAGCATGCCGGAGAAATTTAAAAACCCAGAGACAGGCGCACTTCGCCTTGATGCGCTTATCAATTCATATACGGAGCTTGAGAAGAAAATGTCGGAAAAAGTACCGCATAGCGCGCCAGCATCTCATGAAGAATACGCTGTGACATGTGATCACGGAATGTTCGAGGCCGATAGCGAGATTAATCAGCGCCTTCACGCTAAAGGCATGAGCCAAGAGCAGGTACAGGAAGTGTACGACCTTGCGGCGGAGAAGATGATGCCGATGCTAAAGCAAATCGCAAATGAGTTTTCCGCAGATCGCGAAGTTGAAAAGCTGATCAATCATTTCGGCGGTGCAGAGCAGTGGCAAGAAGTCTCACGCCAGCTCCTCGCATTTGGTCAACGTAATCTTCCCGCTGATGTATTAGAGAATTTATCAAGCTCTTATGAAGGTGTTCTAGCTCTCTATAAGATGATGCAAACGGAAGAGCCTGTGATGAAAAAAGAGACACAAAACCCATCACAAACAGGAACAGAAGATTTGCAATCTATGATGCGCGATCCAAAATACTGGCGCGATAAAGATCCTTCTATGGTGCGTAAAGTGACCGAAGGGTTTCAAAAAATCTATGGTGAGTAAGTCCAGAGAGTTTTAATTGAGTAACTGACTTTTTGCAAAGCGTGACGCGACATGATCATCGACAACGCTTTGCAAGCCTCTTCTGTTATCACGCGAGAGCGGTTCAAATTCAAAAGCAACACGATGCGCATTTTTGCGAACAACGCGAGCTGTCTGAACGAGCTTTATGACATGATCGCGCAATTTGAATTTCAAAGTCATATCAACAGATGTATTAACGCCAAATGCGCGTGTATCGCCATTAAGAGCAATGCCGCCCATTGACCAATTATCGACTGAGAAATGTTGATCGCCTATAATCGCAATGGAATGATCGCATGATCGTCGCGAAAAGCGCCTGCGTGTTGAAAACTGCTCGTTATTGTTCTCTGCCTTTAATCCCGCGAAGAATGAATTTAACATTCTTGCCTCCCTTGCATTATTTTTATGCATATCTGTTATTGATTAATTGCATAATAGGGAGTCGAAAAAGAAAAATCAAGTTTGAAGAAAAAACATCTTGACATTGTAGGATTTATTTCCTATATTAAAATCATAAACACCACAAAACCAATTAAATATGCGGTTAACGAGATTGGTCTTGCCGACGCGGTAAGAGCCAAGCATACGCCCGTATATTCCCGTAGATAGCCGTTTTCGCATCAATCAGTGAGAAAACGAGAACTAATGATCTGAGGATCGGGCCTCAACCCCTTAATAAATCTAACTTTAACAAAAGGATTATAGTCTATGTCTACGACAATCGACCAAGCCTTCATTAAACAATTTGAACGTGAAGTGCATGAAGCCTATCAGCGCCAAGGCTCAAAACTCAGAAACACAGTGCGCACAGTCTCTAATGTGAATGGAGCCTCCGCCGTCTTCCAAAAAGTTGGCGTTGGAACAGCATCGACAAAAGCAACGAATGCGCTCGTCCCTGTGATGAATCTCGATCACTCAAATGTTGAGGTGATCTTGCAGGATTACTATGCGGGTGATTGGATTGACCGCCTTGATGAGCTGAAAATCAATATTGATGAGCGCCAAGTGATCGCGAATGCGGGTGCTAATGCGCTTGGGCGCAAAACCGATGAGCTTATCATTGATGCATTATCAACGGCCTCTGCCACAACGATCAGTGATGGCAATACGGGTTTAACCAAAGATAAAATCTTGAATGCTTTCGAAGCGTTCGGTGAAAAAGACGTGCCAGATGATGGTCAGCGTTTTTGTATCGTTGGATGGAAACAGTGGAGCGAGCTGTTGTCTATTGATGAATTTGTGAATGCAGATTACGTTGGCGCAGAAGCACTTCCATTTGCAAGCATCACGCAAGCCAAAATGTTCTTAGGAACGATCTTTATCCCTCATTCAGGCTTGCCTGTTGATGGTGATGATATCCGTTCATGCTTCTGGTATCACAAGACAGCTATCGGTCATGCATCGGCGAGCGATGTCGAGACAGATGTCTCATGGCATGGCGACCGCGCCGCGCATTTCGTCAATAATATGATGAGCCAAGGCGCTGGTCTTATTGATGAAGACGGCATTATCACAATCCGTTGTGATGAAACACCGGATTAAAACACTTTCATTTCAGCGCAGGCATCGTTAATCCGCGGTCGCAGCGTGCTCACGTATTGGTATACGCTCCGCGCGCCTCGCCTTGATTAGCCTTGCCTGCATCTGAAAGCAAAGCACTTTAATTCTTTTAAGAAGCATCCCCGCGAAAAGGCGGAGTGGATAAAGAGCGAAGGAATAAAATAATGGCTTTCTCAGCCCTAGATTTAAGCGTATTAGCATACGCCAATAATTTCACCCTATGGCATTTTGTCACATCAGATGCAGATGTCTCGGTTGCGAATTACTTTGATGCAGCCTCCGATAAGCTAAGTGTGAATGATCTGATTATCGCGAATGTCGATACCGATGGAACCCCAGCCACAACATTCTATGTTGTGAGCAGCAATGATGGCGGAAATGTCACGATAGCGGCGTATTAGCACGCTTATCCAATGTGGCAAGTAGCTTTGAGCGCGTACTCTCTATCAATGTCGCGCTCGCTTCAGATAGTCCCTTTGCTAAAACGTTTCATCCGTACGACCCATTTTGCGTGCTAGTCACGCAAAAACCCCAAGCAGCCCTGCTTTTCCTTCCTGTCCTCTCTTATGACGAAAGGCAGGGCTGTATTTATTTCATATTCTACAGGAGATTTAAACATGGCACTCAACGACGTGGCATTATGCTCGCGCGCGCTTATTCGCATTGGCGCAGCGCCTATTACTTCATTCAATGACGGCACAGCAGAAAGCGAAATCGCTGGCGCGTTATTCGGCAATACAAGAGATGCGCTGCTCTCTGCTTACCCGTGGAGCTTTGCCAGCGCACAAATAGAGCTATCGCAGCTCCAAGATGAACCTGTCGCCGATTATAATTATGCGTATCAATTGCCGAATGATTACTTACGAGCCATATCCGCAGGAACAGGCGCAAAAGGGCGAGGGCTTAACTATCGTATCTCTCGCGGCAATCTGCATACAGATGCAAGCGCAGTTGTGCTGACCTATGTGTTCCGCCCTGATGAAAGCGAATTTCCGCCATATTTTGATCAGGCTCTGATCGCGAGGCTATCGGCGGAGTTCACAATTCCCGTGACTGAGAGCACGTCCCGTGCCGAAGCGCATTTCCGCATTGCTGATGAGGAATATGAACGCGCTCGCCAGATCGACGCGCAGCAAGACACACCGAACAGGATCGAAGATTTCTCACTCATTGATGTGAGGGGGTAGAGGTTTAAAAGTGAGGGGTAAAATAGCGCATAAAAAACATTTTTTAGTGACTTTGCTTGACTATTGAATGCTTCATGCACATATTGCATCGCTATGAAGAGAATAAGAGCAAAAATTGCAACCCCTGAAAGTGATGGCTTTAGTGCAGAATGGCTGAAAGCCCATCAAGGCGCTAAGAGTGATGTTCTTAATGCGGCGCTAGATGAAAGCCATCCTGCTCAT